CCATCCTATTCGTCTGTGTACGGTACGTCAAGGATGGAGTTGTCTGTCGTGAATCCATGCTTTTAGCGGTGACGCGGGGCTGATCCCCGGTCTTTGTGTAACCTTGCGTAACCATTATTGCTCCTTTGGAGGTTGCATAGCCGCTTGCTGGGCTTGTGAGGCTTCCATCTTCTTGAGACGGTCTTTCAATTGTTGTTTCATAGGTGGTTCAAGCAAGTCTAGCAAGGATTCCTTGTCAATGACTTGTGCTTTGAACAGATTGAACGCCAATTGACGCAAATCTTCCATGAAGATGGGTGAATTGCTGTGTGCATCCACTTTTACAGCGTAATTCTTGGGCAATTGCTCGGCAATGAACCGATGTCCCTTGGTATCCGTGTAATGAGTATCTGGATACGCTTGCATGAGCTTAAGATACAGAGTCGCCATCTTTTCTAGCGAATCTTCAATGACAAGCGCCCGTTTTTTGGCACGAGATGACCCTAAACGGGCAAGTTGACTGGCATGACCGGACGATCTCACCCCGGATTCGCCCCGTCCTTGCAAAACGGAGACGATGCCCGATGCCTCTTCAAACATCAGGTCAATTTCACCGATCTCACGGAAGAGATCTGGCGGCATTTGTGGGGAGAGTTTCTCTACCTTGGCGCTCGGCATATCTGTTGCTAAGATCCCGCCTGCACGGTTAAGAGCAAAGTTCTTCTCATCGAGGATTCCAGTGAATCCGATGAGTGCCGTTGGTGGGCTGACTTGTTTGGACAGGATGTCCAGGATCTCCACCATGCGCTTGTTACGCATTTGCTGGAGAAATATCAGACGGGATACTTCTGACTGACCCCAGTAGTAATCGTAGAGCGGCAGTGGACAAATCTGGATGAAGGGCAGCTCGCCTTTCAAGAAGACGGTTGCGCCAGGGCGATCATAGATAATGACATCAGGATCTGCGCGGGTGACCACTTGGTAATCGCAGGTCTCATCGTTCCAGACCCAGAGTTCCGTCATCTCAACGGTTTCTTCGGAAACTTGTGCTTTGTAGCGATTGCCGCTAGAAAGATCGAGGTTGGCGTTCCCGTAGAGCATCGGGTCCGTCTGGCTCATGATAATTCTCTGCACACCGTTGGCAACTTCGGTGCGCTCATGCTGCATATACGACACGCGCTCTACGATCTTTTCACGTTGCGGGTGGCTGTAAAGACGGTTATAGAGTTCAGACTTCGTGATGTAGTAAGTCTGAATTATTGCTTCTTGTCTGTCGGTGTATGGAGTGTCCTCTCGTAGGACTCCCATGCTGGCCGGTTCCACGAGATACGGATGAATACCGTTTCGATAAACCAGTTTAATAAAGGTGCTGTTGTAACACAGAGACCATGATACCGCTGTCGAGAATACTTGGTCAGCATTGCTGTTTAACCATTCATCGTTGAGTGCGCGGGTGAGGACCGGGAGTTTGGTCTGCTCTTCATCTGGGACTGCCGCACCCAAGTCTATGGAGAATCGAGTGGTCTCGGCAGAGTAGAGGAAGGATGACAACTGATCTATGTGGGGAAAGATCTTGTTGTACATGGCCGGTGCTTCGTCCGGTCCGTTCCCAAAGAGATAGTACGAGCGAAGACCTCCGTAATCGGTGCGGCGTTCTGGCATGGAGACGCTGCACTTGTGGATTAGGTCTAGGTAGAAGTTTTCTCGTTCTACCGGCTCGCTCGGAATTCTCATGGTGCTATTGCCAAGTTCTCATGATCAGAGATGTAACTCGCCGCTTTTGGTCCCGTGAGATTACCAGTATCTTTCGGGTTTACGCCAACAGATTCTCCACGAACCGACTGAGCGACTTGTCCGGCAAGTGCTGCTTGCATATTGATGTTGTTGAAGTTGCCACCCCAGATTGCGGCATCGCCTGGGCGAGGTTCTCTCTCTTTTGGCTCTTCAGGGATTTGATGGTGATGGTAACCGGCTTGTGTGTCACCTTCACGGGTGGACTTGATGTCGGACATCTTGAAGTCTTGGGCTAGGCCTCGCAGGTTGCGATCAGCCTGCTTTGTCTTGTCTGATTTGACAGCAACTGGTTTCAAGAAAACCATGTTGAGTTCTGCTGTGCAGAATTTGATAGGGCACTCAGGCTCATAAGATTCGAAGAGGCCGTGAGACGCGCAAAGATAGTCGTGGAGTACGCTCATGATTCGTCCAAAGTAGGATAAGAGTAATCGTGACGATTACGGGGGCCGATAGATAGTTTGAATCCGTCAGGGGACTTGACGATCCCCATGTGCGAGAAGATAGCAGGTTCTGCAACCTTGCGGTAGTCAACGTATTGGGTTTGGTCTTTGCGTCGCATGATTCGCACTCGGCCTTCCCGCCACGCTTGGTAAGCGGAAGAGACCCGACGTTGTGTGGTCTCGCTCATGGGTGCGCTCTCGTAGATAAAAACGTCCGACAAGTATTCTCTGGAGATTCCGCATAGGTCAGCAAACTTCTGAATAGAAATACCGCGCTCTTTATCCTTGAGGAGTCTCCCAACCAAGATCTTAAGTTCTTGTTTAGGAATGACGGTATTCAAACTTATAGCCTTTGTCTTGCAAGAACATCAGGAAGTCTAGTTCACCAAAGACGTTATCGCATTCTTCTGCGGTGTGTCGCAAGGCAATTGATTTGTGGCCGATCAATTTTCTACTGGGTCCGTGATGACCGACCAGCCGCTCTAGGTCAATGTCATCGTGTAGTCCTGGACCCATGTACTCAATCGAGAAGTGTTTGGCAATGTGCAACGGCGCATACCGGACGCCCAAGGATTCCAGTTGAGGTCGCAGCAAACCTGATAGTTGAACATCCTCGTTGATGAACGGCTGTTCTGTGTACAGCGCGTGTACAACACCGTGCTTACTGGGTGCTTGCAAGAACTTGCGTGATCGCAGAGAGAACCCGCCGTTCTGCACAACGATAGGATCCTTCACATGAACCCACGAGAAGTGGAACATGGCTTGGTTACCGGATATACCCATATGGGTAGGAGCGCCCACATAGTCGTACTCGTAGTACTCGTCTGTGAAGTTAGCCCCGTTGATGACCCAGCCGTCATCTTGTACAACTAAGCAGTATTCAGTCTCGATGTAATGCTGGAGGCAGTACATACAGAACATTGAATACTGATAGTAATTCAGCGGTGCTGTTTGTTTCCAAGCAATATGGTCTGGCAAGGAAGGAGGTCTTTCAAGAGAGATCAGCAGACCCCGGCTTCCGGGCAACTGGGTCAGGCTCTCAACAAGACTTGGGATAGTGGCTGCACCGTTAGTGTGGCCGTGAATAGATACGATTGTGAGATCAGTGTGTAGAGCCACCGTACATCCCGATACGTTTTAAATAATTGGATACGTTACGTCCAGCAGCGATCTGCTCTGGCGTTTGGTTCTCTTGGGCATGAGACATTTCTTTCGTCAATCTCATCGCAATCAATCTTGGTTGAACCTGCTCGGCATAGGCAACAGCAGCAAGGGCACTGGCAATGACTCTATCATCTTTGCCGCGCCCAGGAGCACCGATAAACCCGCCCTCACGAACGATTCCCTTCATTTCGTCTAGCAAGTCCATAGACTTGATTTCCATCAACCCACGTTCGAAGTAATCCTTCATGTAGGTCAGCATCCGTTCCTTGGTCTGACTCGTAGTCAAGAAGCCAATGGAGTTGGACAGACCAGACATCGTATCGTTACGACGCCAGATGTAGTTCTGCATGGAACCCAGAACGTCCATGATGCCGTGACCGGCAGTACCTTGGGCGGCAGCAAGACGTTTGAGGTTACGCATCTCGTTGATGACCGCCTGACCGGGACCATTGACTTCCAAGTTCAGAGTTGAATTCTTGTACGCACCGGCAAGGTGAGCAATTACCCACGCAAACTGGTAGGTATTCATCTCACTGGTCGCAAACTCCGCCACCTGCTCCATGCCATTCGCATAGACGCGGAACACTTGGATAGAGAATCGGTCTGCCCAATCGGATGATCCATAAGCCGGATCAGCACCAATGACGTAATAGGCCGTGTCAATAGGCTGTTCCCAGATCTTCAAGGTCCCCAACTTCTCAGTTGACTTCAAGACATCCGTGTCTTGGAACATTGCCCCGAAAGCATAGCGGAAACATTCCGGGTGCAACTGGCGAGACTTCTTCGCAGCGTCAGTACACCGGGAGTTTGAGAAGAAGCTCGTACCAGTCATCACGAATGCGTAGTCTTCCGTAGGAGGAAACTCCTGGTACATCAGCGCATCGTCCTTGATCCCCTCGTGCAGCTTCCATCTCCACCACGCCATCTGCCTGCTGTTGATCTCCACCCCGTATAACTTCTTGATGTCCTTCACCCATTCCTTCTCTTCCCCTGTTAATTTGCCATCCCAGTAAACTTTATAAACATCCGTCTCTGCTTCTACGGAATAAAGCTCATTTCTCCACCATCCACAGAATATAGCCCTCTGAGTTCTAGCCTTCTTAGCCGTCACATACATATCGTGGAACATATTAAAGCCACGAGCAGTACTCTCAAATAAATACAACCTCTGAGGATTGGTCTCCGCAAGAGATGCCAAGAGAGACGCTAGGCCCTCCTCATCTCCCCAACTGGATGTCTCAGTACCATGCAGGTACGTTATCGCCTTACCGCGCCCCAGAGACCCCTTGGAACGCAATCCAGCCACCTGATAAAACAACCGACTACGGTTCTTCAACGAGATGTGGTTTCTGTTGTGAGCAATAATAGGTACTTTATATTCTCTGGGCAACCCATCTATATACATAGACAAGGTACTACGGAACATATCCCTGTTCTCTTCCGTATCTGTAGTCAACGTACCCTGTAATCCAGGATGTACAAAATGCCAGTAAAGATCTAATGCCAAAGAGATGGTAGTTATCCCTAACTGTCTACCCTTTAATATAACAAAGAAATGAATATCATCCTGTAGACCCTTGGCTATCTCATCCATAATATATGTCTGAGTACCCAATAACCTATCCATCTTCCTGAGACCATGTTCTTTAGTCTCTATTTTAAGTTCACTACAGAACTTGTAGAACTGAGCCAGATTAAATGACATGAATTTTTCTTGGGGGGGGAGAACCGTTGGGTGCACGCACACACGGGGGTCAAGACCCACCGCATCGGGCCTGCGGATTGGCGGATGGTAGCACGGGTCGATCGGCGGAACCCCCATCCCAGGTCGATGCAGCGTGCGAGCGTAGGGCAGGATCGGCGGATAGGGTAGAGCAGTGAGCAGGGAATCAGAGCAGAGCAGGAGCCCAAAAGGGGACCGGTACTATTGACGGGAAAGAAGTGGCATGCACCGTGCCAATACCCCAGTGAAGTGTCGGACTAGATCTATAGACCACTACCCTGTACCACCTATATATATATAGGGACACTGTACAGGTAGCTACAGGTAGCTACAGGTAGACTACTGTATGGATACACATTAGGGTAAGCACCTATAAAAAAAAAGAGATTATCTGTTGACAGAACATAATCGGTAGGATATTATTCTCTCACTGTCTGATTTTCGACAGATATCTTATCTAGGGGAACGATATGAACAAGTCAGAACTTCGCGAAATCGTGTTGGTGATCCAGTACCACAAACTTGGCATGAGAGACACTGCGGCACGGTCACTGTCAGCATTGATCCGCAGTGCTAGGACGAACAAGAGCATTAAGGCTCTGCGTGAATATGCTGATCTGCTGGAACTTAACGATCATCCTGATTTCATCTGCTGATCTACTGACAACGCGAAACCACCCTCCGGGGTGGTCTACCGGTAGTGCCGGTACTGATGAGCGTAATTCAATCATATCAAGAGAGAGAGAACAGCATGAAAATCCATTTTGTCGCTAAGTCTAGCAACGTTAAGACCGGACCTATACCGGTAACCTACTCTGAGCGTGACACTTGCCCGCCGTCGTGTGGTCAGCGTGATAGCTGCTACGCTGAAGCCGGTTTTCACACTAGGATGGTGTGGGATAAGGTTAGCGTGCGTGGTGCCACACTCGAAACTGTAGCGGATAAGATTCGCAAGCTTAAGCCGGAGACGCTGTGGCGATTCAATGTAGCTGGTGACCTACCGGGTGCTGGTGAAGATATCGATGGTGCTGCAGTTTCGAAACTGGTGCACGCTAATCGTGGGAAACGCGGCTTTACCTACACTCATAAGCATAGTGCGCGTGCTATCAAATTTGCGAGGTTCGCTACTGAACGTGGGTTTACCGTAAACCTATCGGCGGATGATGCTGGACACGCTGACATCCTTGCTGCACACGGCTTACCTGTTGCTGTCGTCGTGCCACTAGGCACGCCGGAGCGTACTACCACACCACAGGGTAGGCCTATCGTCGTGTGTCCTGCACAAACTCGCGAGGATGTGACGTGTTACTCGTGTGGATTGTGCCAGCGTGCCAATCGTAAAGTGATCGTGGGTTTTTTGGCACACGGTACTCGTGCGAAGAAAGCCGATGCTGTTGCGCGTCGTGTGATACCGATTGCACTAGCAGCATAAATACCCGTTGACAAGGGTGGGTTATCTACCTGATAATCCACTCACTCACTTATCTTATCGGAGCATTTATCATGTACATGACGGCAAAATACCCTAGCAAGTGCAGCAAAACAGGTCGGGATATCCTTCCTGGTGACCGGATTATCTACTACCGTTCTACCCGTAAGGCTGTGCTAGTCGGTGGGACACGATCGGCAACATTCAACGCTAACGGTGTGTCTACCACCGTCTACCGTAACGCTCGGGGGTTGTGCGAGGACGCACCGTGTTGCGGATGCTGTACCGGCTAACCCTATCTTATCGGAGCCCCTATGACCTACTTAACATCTCGCGAACGTGCGGAATCCATCGTCGAAGATAACGTCAAGTTTGACGACGGTTGGACCTATACCATCAAACAGCTAGGACGCTATTGGGTGGTGGCTGTGCACGACGAGGACGGCCACCCCCTGGGGTATCTGTGAACCCGACCGCTGAGGAAATCCTGGATATGTTGCTGGATGGCGACCCAGTTGTCTGGCACATATCGCGGGAAGGTAACGACATCCGCGTGATCGCCACGATGGAGGATGGAACATCGAGACCCATAGCAGTCCCTCTGGCAAGCCCTACAAGCGATCAAGATCCGTCCGTGTAGGGTAACCCCAACCGGACATCATTCGGCCCGTACAGGGCCATTCACAGCCCCCTAGGGGTATTTCAATCGGAGAGTGTATGTTTTACGAAGAATTGCAGGCCAAGATCGCCGACCTCCAGGCGCAGGCAGCCCGTGTGAAAGAAGAGGAGAAAGAACAGGCCATCGGTATGGCCCGGACGATGATCAGCGCCTACGGGATCACGGCCAGGGACCTGGGACTAGACAAGGCCCCTAAGGTCAAGACCGGACCTAAGCCAGGGAACAAAGTGTCCCCTAAGTATCGGGACCCAGCTAGTGGCGCAACATGGTCCGGTAGGGGTAAGACCCCACGCTGGATCAACGGAGCCGATAGGTCCCAGTACGCTATCTAATCTTATTGGGGCGGTTGAGAGCCGCTCCTTAATATCTAAAGGGTAATATTATGTCACAAATCAATTCTGAACAACCTCCGAAGTTTCTTCGTCTCCCAGAAGTTTCGGCAAGAACAGGTTTAGGGAAGTCAACCCTTCTTACTTGGGAAACCCAAGAAAGATTCCCTAAAGCAGTTCGCCTCAGCCCAACCTTTCGGGTATGGTTAGAATCAGATGTAAATGAATGGATACTTAATAAACACCGTGAAGCAGTAGGGAACTAACCATTACGGGGGTTGTGAGCCCCCATTTATATCTGGAGTAATCGTGCGTTTACATCTTATATTAAAAACAATCTTAGTTTCTACTTTCTGTTTAGGAATAGCTGGCGCGCTCGTGGGTGACCTACATCTGTGCGCTATTGGTCTTGTTTCTGCCTTTGGTTGTGTGATGCTACTGGTCGGGAGGGATGACGAATGAAAGAAAAACCAGGGCCAAAGTTAAAGAGGACAGAAACCGTGACAATAAGACTTGATACAACCACCAAGCATAATGCAGCAGAGGCTGCGTGGATGTCCAGGAGAACCCTATCATCATGGATTGAGTCCGTTATTATTGAGAAATTAGAAAAGGAAAACAAAAAATGAAGGGCCAGTGGATTATTAAAGAGGTTTATTTCGAGGATGGTTTCCCCAAGATCATCAGAGACTTACAACCAGAGACCCCCTGTGTTCCACCCGAAATTACCCCCGATGACAGAGAACTAATGGATCGGGCGTGGGATTACTTGGCGGCCTATACTGTGGGGGAGCGACCAAACTCCTCAGAAGTTAACGATTTGATTTTCCTTTTAGAAGCCAGACTAACGGAGAAAAACACATGAATGACTATCAGATGATGCAGATCTGGAGAGGGGTTAAATACCCCCAGAAAGAAGTAGAACAGCGGGTTCTAGAGTTCGGAAGGCAAGTGATGCACGAGTCATCCGATCACTACTACCAGCTTGGGAGGCAAGAGGCATTCCACGCAATGAAGCCAGTATTGTTGAAAGCCTTGAGTGCCCTAGACTCTGCTCACTACATTCTGATGATTCAGCCCGTGACACCACGGGAAGAAGCAGTGGCTGTCGATGATGCTATCAAGCACCTTAACTCTATCTTGGAGGTTCTATGACCCCCGATTGCTTCCCATCCCGTCTGTCATACCTCGGCTGGGTACACGCTGCGAGGATGCACCCACCAGCCGAAAAACACGAGTACTGCGAAGACTGCACGTTCGAGTATCAGTCTCAGATGATCAGGCAGGGTAGATGTCAGTACCCTGGGACTACCTTCAAGCAGTGGGGAGAGGGTAGAGATCTCGCCATTGTCGGACGTAGACCCTACCATGTTGTCCACAAACTCAAGCAAGTTGCAATTTATGGTGTAAGATAGAGTTTGTTCAGTGCTGTCTCCTCTCGGTCTGCGAGACCGTTCAACCCAGACGCTTGATCTGGGTTTTTTTTTGTGTTAGGGTTTACCCTGTTGTGGTCGTACGCAACTGAAAGACTCCTTACTCATGCGTCGCCTCTATACGAGGGTACGACCGGCGCAGCAGTAAGGGGTTTTTTTTTGCAGACCAGGATCGCACTCCTCGCGCAGAAGTGGGCCTAGATGGGCCGCAGGGAAGGAAACATCGGCCAGGGATTACCACCCTCTGCGAGCCGCGCAGCGTTCCAGAGCGACTGCACAAGTGTCGAACCTCCTGGGTGGTCTCAGGCTCGGCATGATTGAATCTGGCGTCAAGCGAACACTGGCAGGAATCCCAAGAGTGACCCTGCGGGTGGGGTGGTTGGTCATACCACCTTGGAGGTTCTGTTGTCTAAATAATCAGACAGGAGAACAGACAGTTGACAGACTGTTTTATCTATGATCTAGTGTTGTCTCTCGTATCTTATATCTATAGGTGATCTTATGAAACTCTGCATTCACTGCAAGCATCTAATCCCGCGTCCAGGCGACGATGACTACGCACTAGCCAAGTGTGGTGCGTTCTACAACCTGCACCCTGTCTCTGGGGCAAAGCTCTATGCCTACGCATTCAACCAGCGCACCTTCCAGGACGGTAAGTGCGGGATGCCTGCTGCTTTCTTCGAGCCTATCGAGGGGCACAACGATGAGTGACTTCAGCCCAGAGATCCGCAACAGTGCTTGGTGGTCCGGTGATAGCCGTATGGCTGCTAATGGTCGAGCAGCAGAAGCTATCCTGATCAAGCAAGGTAGGGTTACCCCTGAGGACATCTCCGATAAAGAGAATGTCAAGATGGGTCATGTGATGCAGCCAGTGATCGGCAGGCTCGTGCAGGACCGATTGCAGGTAGAACTGAAGGACGCTGACTACTCCATGACTCACCCCAAAGAACCTTGGTTGCGTTCCCACTTTGACTTCATCTCTGCTGATGGTTCTTTCCTGGTCGAGGCCAAGAACTACAACGGCAGTCAGCGCAGGAAGTTTGATGAGTCTGGGATCATGCCCGACGCTGATCGTGTCCAGTGTATCCACGAGGCTACAGTTCACGGGATCAGCAAGGTCTACTTGGCAGTTCTTCTGGGAGGCCAGGAGCTACAAGTAATCCCTGTCGAGGTCACTCCTGACATGATGGTTGATCACATCAAGTGGTCGGCCAAGTGGTGGAGCTATGTGGCATCTAACACTGAACCAGAGCCTGAGACTATCGAGCAGGCTCGGTTGCTATTCCCACAGTCTGAGTCATCTGTAGCAACTGCTAGTGCTGAACTGGAATCTGTTCTCGCTAGGCTTTCTAGCCTCACAGAACAGCGTAAGAGCCTAGAGGACGCCGAGGAGCAGCATAAGCTCGCAGTGATGCGTTTCATGCGCGACAGGGACGTTCTAACCTCGGTTGATGGTAGTGTGCTGGCAACTTGGAAGTCTGCCAAGGGATCGAGGAAGTTCGATGCTAAGGCGTTTCAAGAGGCGTATCCTCAGATGTACGATCAGTTCGTCCGGGAAGTCCCCGGCTCACGAAGGTTCCTTATCAAATGAATGAAGAAGTCAACGACGATGATGTGTGGCACTTGTACAGAGCACTTGCAATGGCTGCATTTATCATCAAACGAGAGAATCCATACCATCATCAAAGCAAACAGATGATCAAGGATTCAGCTTCAGAATATGCCAATCTTATGTGTGAAGGAATAGAACATGAGCCAGTTAATCACCGTTGATCAAATACAGACGATGGCTGTTGCTGTTGTCAAATCTCAGTTGTTTGGAATGAAGACAGTTGAGCAGGCAACTGCTCTGATGCTTATCGCCCAGGCAGAAGGCTATCATCCTGCTCTCGCAGCACGTGACTATCACATCATCCAAGGTCGACCAACCCTGAAAGCAGAAACCATGATGGCGAGGTTCCAGCAGCAGGGTGGGAAGGTTGACTGGAAGACCTTAACGGACGAGGAAGTAACCGCTACCTTTTCTCACCCTTCCGGTGGTTCTGCGACGATCACCTGGACAATTGAGCAGGCCAAGAAGGCGAATTTGACCGGCAAGGACAATTGGAAGAACTATCCTCGTGCGATGCTGCGTGCACGGGTAGTATCGGAAGGTATCAGGACGGTCTTCCCAGGCGTTGTGCTGGGCGTCTACACGCCTGAGGAAGTGCAGGACATACCTACACAACCAAAGACCCGTGATATGGGCACTGTGGACGTTGTAGAGGCCGTGGAGGAGGAGAAGGTAGACCATCCCTTTTCACTCTTTCTTGCAGACGGAAGTGTCTACAAAGGCTACCCGGATTTCACCGAGTACATGGAGGGCATTAGGTCTATGGTTGCGAAGATAACCAATAGCACCAAGTTCAGCGAGGAAGAGAAGAAGGCCAAGATCACTTCTCTCTTGACTGCCAACAGCAAGCAGATAGAAGCACTGCCTGCTCTTGCCAAGATCCAGTTGAAGGGTGCGCTTATCGGGGAGGGATCGAACCTCCCAAACGCAATCAGGGAAGGCCCCGACCCGGAGATATCGGAGGAACTGTAAGCGGATTTTATCGTATAGGTCAGATCAACATCAGAGGTTTTCATGAGTTACGACAAAAAAGAATATCCAGTGACCCCCGGCAAAACAATTCTTTTCTCGAAAGATCCCTCCCAAAAGAAGAACCCTAATCAACCAGACTGGGATGGTGATTTAGTTCTCACCAGATCTTACACAGAGGGTCAAACACTCAAGCTATCTATCTGGAAGAGTATGGCTAAGAACGGGAAAGAGTACTTTACCGTCAAAGAAAATACATACTTCAAAGATAAGGAGCTGACCGATAACGCTCCCAAGGAAGTGCCTGCTTCATACAAGCCATACGGTGGGACGTTCAAGAAGCCGGTGGATGACGATAGCGACGTGCCTTTTTGATGACTCCTACCCAGAGGTCTTTAGAGTACCTGCGTGAACAAGGTTATCTCTGCGCCATAGTCGAGAAGTGGAATCCACACGCTCGGATACGGCAGGATCTCTGGGGTTGGTGCGATATCTTGGCTATCCGCAAGAACGAGGTTCTGGCAGTCCAGGTCACTGCATCTGGGGTTTCAGACCGTATCAAGAAGATCACTGCATCTGAGACGGTAGGGCCTGTCAGGGAAGCAGGGATCAGGATAGAAGTACACGGTTGGCGGAAGAACTCCGCTGGTAAATATGTAATGAGAATCGAGGATATATCGTGACCAGTTTATTTGTAGCTACTCCCATGTACGGTGGAATGTGCACAGGGTTCTACCTGCAATCAATGCTTGCACTCGTGAGTGTTGCCAAGCAGGCAGAGATAGAAGTTTCCTGCTCTTTCATGTTCAACGAAAGTCTGATCCAGCGAGCTAGGAACGGTCTAGCACACCAGTTCTTGAAGACAGAATGCACTCACCTGATGTTCATCGACGCTGACATCCGGTTTGATGCCAACGACATCCTGTCAATGGTTGCAGCAGACAAGGACATCATCTGCGGTCTTTACCCGAAGAAGGAGATCAACTGGCAGCAGGTAGCACTTTCTGCCGCTGCTGGTGTACCGATAGATCAGCTCAAGAACCACACTGGTGCGATGGTAGTTAACCTAGTAGGTCAAGTTGGAGATGTCATTGTCCCTGCCGCTGAACCTCTAGAGATCGTCAACGGTGGCACTGGATTCATGCTCATCAAGCGTGAAGTGTTTGAATCACTCAAACCTTTTGTAGCCACCTATCACAACGATGTGCTGGACACGGCAGGCACGTTCAAGCCTGATCTTATGCACGAATACTTCCCCGTGATGGTGGAGAATTCACGACTGCTCTCAGAGGACTTTGCGTTTTGCACAATTGCAAGAAAGCAGGGGTATAACATCTATGCCGCACCCTGGGTACGACTTGGGCACTACGGCAGCTACCTTTTCGAAGGTTCCCTAATCCCTGCACCTTAACGGAGTTTGTTATGAAAGATCAGATACTTGACGCAATCGGTGGTTCAGAGCCAGTTGATGCACTCAACGCACTGTTCTCAGTCGCGTTCTTGGTTGCCAAAGCCTCTAACATCAACGAGTTTACTTTGGGAAGCCTCTTCTCTTCCACTATGGACGCCCTCTTCCAAGCGCATGAAGACGAGGACGTAGAAGACAACGAAGCAGAGGAAGAGGAAGAAGCAGAAGAGATCGACGAACAAACGGACTGAGATTTATTTCTTAGCCGTTCTGGCAGATCTACGGAAGGCTGAGGCAGTTGGGTAACCCTTCTGCCCCGGCCTTTTCGCAGGAAGTCCAAGTTTTCTACGCCGGTTGATGTTGTAGTACAAACCTTTATTTGCCATCTCTGATACCTATAACGTCTGGGTTTACATATGCCACACTACCAGTGATCAGACGATCACCTAGTACCGGCTCTCCTTTCTCTAGCATCACTATCGAGTTCGTAAACTCTAGGCGCCTGACCTGATGGTTAGTCTTGGTCTGGGCGTTGACAGCCGCTATAAAGCCCGAGAAGAAGCGTATAGCGTTATTCCCATACCCAGGCATCCACATCGTGTGGAAGTCCTCTACAACGTACAAACCACCGTTGTTGAGTTTAGGCCACCAGACGTTCCAGTTCTCGATGATATCGTCTGACTGGTGAGATCCATCGTCAATGATAATATCAAATGTGCTGTCAATCTGAGTTGTCTTGGAATCACCAACGATGACTTCAATACGCTCATCCTCAAACTTGAGGTCAGCGCACTTAGGGTCTACGTCAAT